TCAGATAATAATCTAAAGTGAGCTATCTCGTAATTATCAAATTCAATAACATTTTGATTTTGTTGGTTAGGAGTATGATAATAGCCTGAAGAATTACCTCCAAAGAAACCATCTGGGTTGTAATTAAATACTACTCTAGTTGGGTTTTCTGGGTCAGAATGTTCTAGTCTTTCAATATTAAAAGCTGAATAGGGTATTACATTATAAACTCCAAAATCTTCGGCAATTTCTAGTTTTAAAAAGAAATCACCATATTTACACATATTACGAATCCAAGGCCAAAGGTTGAATTCAATGTTTAAAACATCATAAAATAAATTATATAGAATTTTTTGAATATCCTCATCCGGGGATTTGATGTGGAGGACTTCTCCCATATCATTCTTCAAAGTAGATTCATCGGCAATAATATCTAAGGCAGAGGCAATAATGGCATCAGTATCCATAGCATCATACTCAGAATATAAAGTAGGTCTTAATGTTTGATAGTTGATTGAATTCTGTTGACCATACATTGATGTAGCAGAGTTAGTATAAATTCTATTAAATCTATCTACTAATGAGTTAGTTTGTATATCTCCAGATTGTTGAATTTTATTAATATCCATTACTCGAAGTTGGTTTCCACCAGCATTACGAATAACTACATCTGTTGAGAATAATCTTTTTAATCTTGGAAATAATCCTTTGTCTGCCATTTTTTAAATTTTAATTAGAGAAGCCATCTAATATCATCTTCTCCTTTTGAGTATGGGTTATCCATTTTCCAGGGATTATCTACAGAATTAGCAGAATAACCACCTAAATATTTATGTTGTGTTGTTGAAGTATTATTTAACATACTTTTAGTTAAATCTATACCATTTTTATTATATTTAAAAGCTGTATCTCTAACATATTGACCCATGCTAAAAGATAAAACTAAATCATCATTATATCCTTGTTGAGCTTCAGCTTTACCATGTCTCCAAACAAATACTTTCATTTCTGAAATTAGTCTACTTGAACGAATAATTACTCCTTTATCTGCTATTGCTTCTTGGAATTTATTTATACAAATAGGTCTTGTTCTTGATGACATTGTAAAACCCGGTGTCATTTTTGATGTATCTATATATTCATTAAAATATGAATCTGAGGTTACATTTCCACCTTTTGGGGAATAATATAAATTTTGATATCCTCTATCTATAACAGTTTGAATTGTATTCCATCCTATACTAGCATTTTCAATAACTAATAAAGCATTATTATACTCAGTAGCTATACCAACTAGTAAATGACCAAATTCTTTAGTATCAATTTTACCCATGTATTCACCTACCTGAGTGTTATTTTCTATGTCTAGTATATGAAAAGCAGAAAAATCTTTTCCATCTCCTCTAGCTACATCAGCTACAATAGTATAAGTTCTAGAGTAATCAGCTGGTTCCCATATCCATAAATTCCTATCAGCTCCTCTTTTTTCTAAAGGTTCAGAAACATAAGTTTGTTTATAAAATTCTACAAACTCATTATAAAATACAACATCACCTGATGTACTAAAATCACAGTCACATTCTTGAGCTGCTAATCTAGGATCACCTAATAAAACATCTTGTCTGTCTCTCCATTCTTGATCTCTTTCTGGGTGAACATACCATGGTAGTTTTATAGGAAGAAAATCATTACTATTATCTAATCCACTTTCAGCTGATTCCCACATTTGGTGGAACCAATTTCCAGTACCATAAGGTGTAGATAAAATAATAGCTCCACCCCCAGTAGCTAGAGTTTGTTGAGCAGAACCCCATGTTTCTTTAATATTGTCTATAAAAGCTGCTTCATCAATAATTAGTAATGAAACTGCTTCTGAACGTGCCGCATCACTATTTGAAGATTTAGCTTGTATTTTTGATCCATTTTTAAGTCTAAGAGATAATTTATTATTTTCTAAAGAATCTACTTTTAACCATGAAGGTAAATTTTCAAACATAAATTGAACCTTAGAAACTAAATTACGAGCAGTTGCTTGAGTAGTTGCTAAAGCTAATACATTTTTATTTTCTTGGAATATCATTAACCATAAAGCATAGCCAGCACTTAATGTAGATAAACCTAACTGTCTGGATTTAAGGACTATACTATATGGATTTTCTTCAAATAAAGTTAATACTTTTTCTTGAAATTTATATAAACTAAATTGTATTCTACCTCTTTGTGGGTGTTGGATATAACAATATTTTTTCATAAAATACACTGGGTCTTGAGCACATTTTACAAATTCCTCTCGGATGATATGTTTTATATCTTTTTCCATTTATTTTCCTATCTTCCAATACATTTTTCCAGAGAATACTACATTGAAGTCTTGATTTAGCCCTACACCTAATCCAACTCCTATTTTTCTTCTACCTGTGTATAAAATTTCTCCACCAACATTAGTTAATTGAGAAGTAGTTCCACTAGCTCCTACTCCTATATAAAATTTTCTCTTTCTTACAATTGAATCTCTAGTTATAATTGTTGTAGGAATTAAAAGATCATATTCTATACTTCTATTTTTTATTTTATTTTGTGTGATTGTATCACTAATTCTTATAGTAATACTATCATTATATAATGTATCAAAATAACTGTAAGAAGCAAAGTAGTCTTTTAGAATTTCTAGAGTGTCAATATCTCTATAAACAAAAGTATCTTTATATTCTGTTCTTACTTTCCATTCAGGAATATAAACAGGTATTTCTTTAGTAACAGTATCCCATTTAGTTTCTACTCTTACAACTACTGGTGCTTCACCTTCTGGCTGATTTTTCCATTTTTTCCAAGGCATTTGGAATGGATTTGAAGAACAATAGCTAAGGAATAGGATTACTAGTATTAAGAGTGTAATTAATACTGTTTTTATATTTCCAAAAAAGTTTTTCAAATTATTTTATATTTTTAACTTTATTAGCTATATCAATTTTAATCTTAGCAAATTCTTTATCATAAGCTTCTCTATCTAAGACTTTATTAGATTTATCTAATATTCCTTTCTTTTGAAGATCTTTTAAAGCTGCTTTAAGCATTTTTTTTCTTTCTTGACTTTGTAATTTTGATAAACTTTCATCTCCAAGTCCTGAAGCTGCTAAATCTCTTAGTTCTTTATTTGTTGGGCCTCCATCTTCAGGATCAACATAATATTTTTTCTCTAATTTAGATACAGATGATTTCTTTTTACTTTTAGGAGTAGTATCTTTTGTTTTAGATTTTTTTTCTTTTTTAGGCTTGTTAGGATCAGCTTTTGGACCTCTTTTAACTTTTTCAGCTTCAATAAAATCAGCTAAGTCTTTTTCAAGTACTCCTCTAGATTTAGGATTATTATAAGAAGCAACATCCTTACCTGTTTTTTTAGAAAGTTCTTTATAATCAATTTCTCCTTTCTTTTCTAAAGTATCTAAAGTATTATATAAAGCTGTTCCTTCTCTATATTTTTCTTTTTCTTGTTTTATAGCTTTTTTAGCTTCAGCTTTATCACCTTTAACTTTATAGAAAGTAGCCATTTCATTTACAGCCATTTCATTTAATTCTACACCACCTGGGCCATATTTGTCAGGATAATTTTTATGTAACATATCACCATAGGTCATTTCACCTGAACCTCCTCTTTTTATTTGCATAGCATCTTCTATGTCTTGCATTTGATCTGCATATTGATCTGCTATAGGACCACCTTCTGGTTCAGCTTCTTGTTCCATGTCTCTCATAAGTTGATCATACATGGCTTGTAATTGTTGTAGTGAATTTCTATCTGCTAGCTCTCGAGCTTGCATTGATCCTTCTTTTAATACTTTAGAAATTTCTTCTTGAATTATTTGGACCAGACGTGCCTTTTTCATATTTGATTTTAGTTATAAATATTACAGACTAAGTGTCTGTTTTACTTTATTAACACGTTCCTCAACAGAACCGTTTAATTCTATTAAGTTTTTAATATAACCTTTTTTTTCTTTAATGATCTTCTTAATTTCATTATCTACAGACTCCCTATATTCAGGATCAGTAGTTCTAACTCCATTATCTTCAATGTCTACTCCATCAGGAGATATGTAAAATATATAATCATACTCTTGAAGTAAATCATGACATAGATCATTGAAATTATAACTAAATGTAAGGGGTATTGTTTTAGCTAAAGATGTAAAGGCCATTACATCAATAAGAGTACGATCTGTAATTATATTTTCATCATATAATTCAGAACATCTTTCTGCTAAGAATATAATTTGTCCTTTAGTAGTGCTATCAGTATTGAGTGGAATACCTAAATCCCTAAGATATTTAGAACGTTCTGTTTTAAAACTATAATCTTTAAATTCAGGAAGTTCTTTTAATGCATTAACTAGTGTAGTCTTTCCTACACTCATTGTTCCAGTAAAACCTATTTTCATACTTTAAATATAACAATTATTTTTATTTAAGCCAAACTTTTATACATTTTCTACATAGAGCATAAAATCTTCAATAATTTCTTTCTCATATGTTGAGGATTCTTTTAATTGAGATTCAAGTATAAGATTACCATCACCTTTTGCTTCAACTAATAATCCTTTAATTGGGGATAAAACTGACTCAGCTAAAAGAAACTCTGTTTCTTCTCCATAATCATCTACATCATTTAGATATAGATTAATGTATTTATTTAAATTTTCGTTGGTAAGTTTCATATATCATGTTTTTAATTTTCTTAATAACTTCTCCAATTTTTTCAATTTGACCATTTAGCCATTTTAATCTTTCTCCAAATCTTCTTCCTTTCATAGGTTCTTCTATGTTTTCTTCAGGAATATATTTAGCTAATGGTTTTATATATTCAGTTCCAGCTAAAAATATAAAAGTATCTCTTTCAGGATCTATTCCTGAAGATTTAATTTGTCCAAATGTTTTTTCTCCCCATTCTTCTTTCTCACTCTTACCCATTTCCTTAAGAGTTAAATCATAAGGTTCTAACATTTTTGTTAATGGTGTTAAATGATGTTTAGCAGATAAAATATACATTTTGTCTGGCTTAAGTGACTTCCCATATTCTAAAGTTTTCTTAAACATAGGTGAGGCTGAGTATAAGTCTTGTGCTTGGGATGGTTTATCAAGCTTAGATTTAGTACAGCTAAGAAATACTATTCGGGCCATTTTCTAATTTTATTATAAATATTAGACTTCTATAGTATTACTCCATTCATGTGAATTTACCATATCATTTAAAATACTTTCAACGGTATAAATCGCTTGTGCTCCACTAACTGTAATACCTCTAGCAGATAAAGCATCCCCAACAAAATGCACATTAGGATATTTAGTTAATGATAAATCTTTATAAGTTACTAAAGGTTCAGGTGACAGATATTTTACTTCTGGCATATAAATACCCCAATCATTTCCTAATGTTGGAAATACTTTTTTCATATCTTCAATAAAATCTTCAATATATAAAGCATGGTCACCTATTGCATCATACAATACATCCATACTGTTTACTACTTTGCATCCTACATAATCACCCTCAGATGTTTTAGATGGTACTCTTTGTGAAGGTGAAAAATATGTTCCTACACCATCAACTTGTAATTTTTTAACAGCTTCTCTTGACCAATCAAATGGTTTATCTATGCCTTTAATTTCCATTAAGATACCAAAATTAGTCATGTCATTTCTAAATGCTTCATCTTTTTTAGCATGACCATTGTAACTTACATCGCCATAAGTGTGTTCCGCAGCAACATAAGCGGCGTTA